GGCATGCAGATCCCAAGAGCACCGCAATCTACACGTCCATGGCCATGCGCAAGCTGACCAGTGAGTCCGATCGTGCCAACCCACTGGCCAAGATGCGCACGCCGGTGAGTGACATTCTCAAACAACTCAATAAGAAAGGCTGACACCATGCATCGAGACACGCGTTCGACTCGTTGCAGTGTGGCGCAACGCACCGAAGGCAATCCTGTGAACTATGTTAAACCTAGAGTAGATAAGGTGAGGCGGAGCGTTTGTATAGTTGACTGCAACTTATGGTCAATACGGGCTAAAACATACAGGTTCCCCGCAACGTATTAGCTTCGTGGTGTGGGCAGAAAGCGTAGTTCGTTGACGTGTTATCAAGGGGTGATGAATGGGAAAGAAGAATGAAAAGCGTAATTCGGAGCACAGAACTGGCAGGCTTCACGTTCACCAGGCTGATCTGTCCGGAGGGGTGGGGGGTCGGCAGGCATCCCCTCCCTCTCCCGATGGGGGGGGTGGGTACCAGAATGTCTGTGCGGTCTTAAACTTCGGCAAAAACGCGGGGCAAAAAAAACGCGACCCGCGAATCGATGAATTGCGCCAGATGGGATTGCAGCGAGTATGGCTGGAGGTCGCTGAAGCCATCGGTGTGGATAACTTCCTGATGATGTGGCGCATCCTTGATTCAGACCAGGCGAGCATCTGTGATGATGGACGGCTGCTGATGCCGATCAGGAACTACAGAACGTTTCTCCGGTATCAGCGCAACCGGTATATCGAGTCGCTGGATAGCCTGGGACACAAGCCGCCGGAGATACAAAAAAAGCTCAAAGACCAACTGTGTGAGCAGATCAGCATTCGTCACATTTCAAAAATAATCCAGCGCGATTAGACTCTTGACATGGCAAACAGCAAGGCGATCATTTACGCGCGTGTTTCTACTGTCCGGCAAGCCGATGACGGGCTGCCGGTGGAGAGTCAGATCGAGCATGGGCATCGCAAGGCGGAGGCGCTCAATGCAGACGTGCTGCGCGTGTTCACTGATGCGGGGATTTCGGGGCGCACTGATGAACGTCCGGCGTTCCGCGATGCGGTGAGTTATTGCAAGACCCATGGAGTGCAGTTTTTTATCTGCTGGAGCACCTCGCGCTTTGCTCGCAACAAGCTGGATGCCGCGCTGTATAAGCGTGAGCTGGAGAAAAATGGAACGCGAGTGATCTATGCCAGTATGGATCTAGATAACCGCACCGATTCTGGTTGGATGATGGAATCTATGCTGGAGATTTTCGACGAACATTACAGCAGGCAGGTCAGCGCGGATACGCTGCGCAGTATGGTCAAAAACGCGCGGGACGGGCATTTCAACGGTGGGCGCGTGCCGTTGGGGTATGAAACCACGGAAGACGGGAAGCGCAAGCGCTTGGCGATCAACGAATCCGAGGAGGGCGTGGTGCGTGAAATTTTTCGTTTGTGCGCAGACGGCAACGGAGCGCAAGCGATCGCCATGCAACTCAACAAAAATGGACGACTGAACCGTGCCCGCCGGTGGAATAAAAACACCGTGCTGAATCTGCTCAAGAACAGAATCTATATCGGGCAGACGGTGTTCAACCGGACGAACCACAAAACAAAAACCATCCGGCCGCAAGACGACTGGATCATCACCCAGGCGCATGAGCCGATCATCGACGAGGCTACATTTATGGCAATCCAAAGAAAATTCGAAGATCGCACAGCGAGCGAGGGCGGTGGGTCACCGAACAGTTGTTTTGTGTTCACCGGGCTGCTGAAGTGCGGCAAATGCGAATCAGCCATGCACACCACCAGCGCCAAGGGACGCAGCAAGCGATACCATTATTACAACTGCGCGTCGGCGTTGCGTGGAGATGGGTGCGAACCCCGTCGCATCTCGGCTTACGAGTTCGACGAATGGATGACGGAGATCGTGCTGAACAAAATGCTCACGCGCGAGATGCTGGCGTCCATGATCGAAGACCTGCAGGAACTCACCAGCAAGTGGATCAAGGATCGCGCAGCGCGCCGCATTGATGCAGCCAAAGAGATGCGCGACGTGGAAAAGAAATTAAGCAAGCTATATGGCGTGCTTGAACTACACGGGAAGGATGCACCGAACCTGGGCGATCTGACCGTCCGGCTGCGCGAACTCAAGGCGCAGCGCGACCAAATCGAGTCGAGGTTGATCAAAATCGAAGAAGAAGGCATGCCGGAGACCTGCGTCAGCGACATCGAGGTTGATACGATGGCGGAGATCCTGCGCGACATTGTGCGCACGAACGGCGATCCCAAACGACTGAGGCTGTTTTTCTCATCGTTCATCACAAAGATCGTTATCGGCGCGGATGGCGCGGTGATCCACTACGACAAAACCAAGCTTGTAGATCAAGCTGTGGTTGATTTGGTGCCTGGTACGACAAGGTGGCTCCCCGATCTTGTGCTACTGGGCACCACCAGGCTGTCGGTTCAACTCCACTCTCGATTTTTAAAGAAGGCCGCTTAACGCCGCTGTGCCGTCTTTGTCCCTGTTTTTGACTTGCGCCCGCCGCTAGTGTGCGGTAATGGCAAAAGACCGTTCCAAACCTCTTTCCGAGATCAATTTTTACTGCAAGCCGTGCTATCGGTCGTTCAAGGCGGAGCCTGGGCGGGTCGAGGATGCGCCGGAGCAGGAGCATCATCCGTTCGCTTATTTTGCGCCTTGCCTGTTGTGTGGAGAGGAATGCGAGCAGGTGCATTGGGAGCGGAGTCTGTTGAAGGCGTGGCGCAATGCCACGGGGCCGAAGACTGAGGAAGGCCTGGCGGCTACGGCCGCGAATCTGGAGGGACACCCTACACCTGACGAGGCGCTGCGCACGCGTTTCAATGCGATGAAGCACGGGATGTCGGCGCGGACGGCGACTTACTTTCCTTCGAAGCCGGACGGCTATTCGTTTTGCACCGGGTGCGACGTGGACCGGGTGTTCTGCGCTGCGCAGCCGGCGTGCATGAAGAAGACCGAGCTGTTCATGTTGCATCACGCGGCTTTCGAGCAGCGCAATCCCAAACATCTGATGGGTATCTATGCCGACCTGCAGGCCTCGGTGTTTGCGGTGGTGCAGCAGATCCTGCAGACGATCGTGGCGGACGGCGTGAAGATAGCGGAGGTGGTGTGGGATCGCGATGCCGATGGCAATGTGCGCGTGGCGGAATATATCGATGAGGACGGCAAGCGCCGGATCATCCACGAGAACGTGATGGCGCACCCGTTGTTCCGTCCGTTGGGCGAGCTGCTGACGCGCGCGGGGCTGTCGCTGTCCGACATGGGCATGACGCAGAAGGTGATCGAGGCGGAAGAGGATGCGATGGGCAGGCTGGAGCATGACCAGGCCAGCCAGGAGGAGGTGAGCGATTACCGCAAGCGCACGATGGAGCTGCTGGCCGCGATGGCGGACAAAGTGCAGCGCGCGAACAAGTTGACCAACAGCGATCCGAAGTTGATCGAGTATCAGCAGGAAGGTGGGGGCGCGTGAGACTCACTGAACTCGATCCACGCTGGGTGATACCAGGACAGATTTTCCTGTTTAGAAGCCCGGCAGGGCCTCTTAGGGGTCTAGCCAAGCGTCGAGATTGGTTGTCGGTGAAAAGCGTGCCCATGAAAATCAGAGCCCAGCTTGAGTTGTTTTATGCGGTCCTTCCGGATTTGATCGACATTCCTATCGTGCCGTGTGAGCCGAATATGTGCTGGAGTATCACAGGTACAGATTTTTCAAATCTCAGCGTAACGCCATCACTTGATGCAAGTGCTAGTGGCAACTGGCACGGCTTCATCACCAATGGTGAGGTGAAATGAAACCTGCCAACTATGCACCTTTCTATGCGGCTGGGCTTTATCCAAAGCTGGTAGAGATATTCCGATCACACGGGTATGCGCTCGCTGTACATGGATCGGTTGGAACCGACTTTGATTTAATAGCCGTTCCTTGGGTGGACGAAGCTGGCGATCCCTCCGATATCATCAAGGAGATCATATCCAAGTATGCATTCGACAAGATTCCAGACCAATACAAACCAGCACCAAAGCCGCACAGTCGGATGGCTTGGAAGTTGTTCCTGAGTTTTGGTGATTGCAGTCTGGACATCAGTTTCACTCCGAGAACCGGTGTGTGGGGTAAACGAAGGAAAGGTCGGGTAGTCAAGTGATCCGCGTCACTTCCAGCGACCGCATCCGCCTCTCGAACCGTGCCGAGGTGGAGATTCTGCGCTACAAGGACGATCACGCGCTGTGGCACAAGCATGTGCACAACGTCGAGCTGGATCCGGTGCAGATCCTGAAAAGCATCGAGATGGACGCGAACCCGAATACGATCGATGTGTCGGCGCGGCGTACCGGGAAGACGGCGGGGAAGGAGCTGCATGCGCTCAAGCATAACGCCACGGTGCCGGCGCAGGAGCTGGGCATCGTGGCGCCGCGTTTGCAGCAGTCGATGAATAATCTGAACTATCACCTGGAAGCGATACGGCGTTCGCCGATGTTGAAGGCTTACATCGAATACAAATCAGGGCGCGAGCAGCTTTCCGACACGAAGTACCAGTTCGTCAATCTTTCAAAAGCATCGGCCTACGGAATTTGTTCTCAAATCGACGGCGACGCGATCAGTTACGCCTCGATCGAGGAGGTGGACGACATGCCGGCAGACCGGCTGATGTCGCGCTTTTTGCCGATGTTGGGTTCGGCGCGGCGCATGGGCGCATCCAAGGGTATCTCGTTCAAGCCGCAGATCCGCATCACCGGTGTGTACAAAGGCGCGGACGTGATCCAGATGCTGATCGAGACCAAGCAATATCACCTGCTGCCGATCGTGAACGTGTACCTGGGCATGGAGATGGGCATCCTCAACGAGGCGTTCATGCTGGAGATGCGCGCGCAGTTGCCGGACGGGGAATTCATCCGGCAATTTTTGTGCAAAAACGTCAGCGCGCAGAACCACATCTGGGAGAAGTACATCCGCAAGGCGATGTCGGTGGGGTTGCAGGCGAAGCTGGAGATCGCGGAGCCGATGCCGGGGATGCGCTACAAGAAGCGCGGGCTGATCTCGTTCGGATATGACCACAGCGGGCACGGCGAATCGCTGCACGCTTCCAAGTCTGCCCTGGTGGTGTGCGA